GGACTCGGCGACAGGTGCGTTGCTAGGGACGTCGGCCTTGTTGCCTGTCCAGGTTGCGACGACCGGCTTGGTAGTGAATCTCCATCCGATCACGTTGGTCGAGGTGAGCTCTGCCGAGGCGAGGTTTGGAATGATTTTGCGTTGGAAGCGTCGACCGCTCCAGAGCTCTCCGACGTATTGAGGGACGACGGTCGCGGTGCCTACTTGACCGGATCCGGTTATTGCGACGTCTTCGAGTGCTGCCATGAGGCGAGGCTCGCGGGTGCGGTGTGCGGAGGCGATCATCTGGAAGATATCGCTCGCTTTGAGAGACGATGGTTGGGGTGCTGCGCGTCGTGGGTTGCGCAAAGCGGCGGGGACTCTTGCCGCTGCGAGGGGTGTGAGCATATCTGGTGCCTCCGGTTCTACTGGGTTGGGTTGGACGTCTAACTCGATGGGGGAAAGGGTAATGATTTCTTCGATTGTGACGACACCGTCGAGGGCCGTCTTGGTCCGGGAGATTGTGCGATTCCACACGTTGCCGTCTTCGTCGGTGTACTCGTCGGTGGTGAGCTCTGGCATGAGCGGGAGATCGGCGGGCTGCTGTTCTCCTAGTTCTTCGTCGATACGGTCGAGGATTTCTTCGTCGACGGTGTCGGCTGCTGCTAGTCGTGCGCTAGGGAAGGCTCCCTTGTTAACGAAGGCTGCGCCGGTGAGGGTGCCTGCGATCGCTTTGCCTGCTTTGATTACCATATTTTTTACCTCCGCTGATAGTGATTTGAGTCGACCTGTTTTGGCGCCTTGCTCGATTTCTGCGAGCAGTGCGTCTCCCTCGGGGTTGCGACCAATTTGGAAACTGGCGACGATGCCGGCGCTCGTCTCCGTGGTGGTCAAGAATCTTGCCACCGGCTCATACTGGTCGTGTTCGAGGTTTGCTTGGAGGACGCTAACGTCGTCCGGGATGGTGATAATTCCAGGGCCGGCAATAGTGAAACGGCCAAGGTTTGTGCGTCCTACCTCCCCAAAAGGGAGGAGTAGTCCTGTGACAACGCGATCGGCGAGGGATGCGCTGAGAGATCCCGCTTCTATATAGGCGATAACCATTGTTTAGTCCTCTGTATAGGGAGCGGTTTGCCCGCCCGGCTGGGTAGGGTTTGCATCGAACTCGAAACGTATACGACGGCCGCGAGCGGTCACGTCGTCCATGCTGAGGCGGGACTCCATCGGCTCGGTCCAGTAGGGGAGCCGGTCGGTGAGATCCTTTTCTTTGCCCTCTTGGGTTTGATAGTTGAGTGACGCCTTAGGGAGTGCTGCGTCGAGCAGTGAGCTTGGAAGGTTGAGAAAGTTTGCGACGTCTAACTTGACCGCGTTGCGAGCTTCGATCATAAGGTCGGAGGCGGTGTCACCCTCGAAGGTTACGTCGAGGGAGTAAGGGACGAACATGACCGCACCCTCTGGGTCTCGGCGGGCTTGAGATATAGCTTTCACATATTCGCTCGCCTCCACCTCATCCATCCCGTTGTCTTCCTTCTCTTTGAGGACGATTGCGGGGGCCGGCGTGCGAGCCCTCCCTGCCCATGAGGCTTCGAGGTCGACTGCTGCTCTGATGCTTTTGGCTGCCACGTTGAGGAGTCCCTCGAAAGGTCCGGGAAGGTAGAGTACTTGATCCTTATCGGCTGGGGTGTCGCCTACCACTATCAGGTTTTCGGTGTTTATACTCCATCGGTCGCGCGGTATTCGCACGGCGTCAGTGATTTGGTCTCGAGCGCCACGCTCGACAGCCCACAGAGAATCACCGTAAAAAATCCAGTCGTCATAGGTTTGGGCCATACGGTGCCAGAGGGAGACGTCGGTGTTGGTGCGGTATAGCCAGGAGGGTTGAGGCTTTGCTAATTCTCGACCTTGGAGCTCTCGCAGGGGCCGCCCTGCAAGAGCCCCAAGGAGCAGGCCACGGCCACCGACTACAGAAGGGACGCTCATCGCTTCGATGCGAGTAACGGGGACAGCGTCGGTGCCGAAGATATCATTCCATACGAACTTTTGGAGTTGGCCATCGGAGAAGGGTGTGACGATCCCGGTTCTTGCCATGGCGTTGGGGAGGGAGGACGGTGCAGTCTCGGCGCGTTGCCGAGAGGTCCGAAACATATCCAAGACAGCCATACCTATAGTGTCCCCCAAACCTCTGTCACTTTACGACCTCGGCGTGTCGCGCTGTATATGATCGCGTACCCTTGGGTATGTCCGCTAGGGACTTGATGCACGTCATGTTCGTGGACGAGGGATGCGCGGGCGGCAAGGTTGAGGTTTGGATAGCAAGCCGCCCACACGTCTTTACACTCGTCGCAGGTAATGACGACCGATGTTTCGCTCTTGTCAAAGTGAATCATCCGACAATAATTCCGGCCGGTTTCGCTGTGGGGCTCTTAGAGAAATACTGGTCCCAGTTGCGTAGCGCTCTGGTCGCTGCGTCGAGGGAGGTGATGTCGTCGCCTGGTGTGAGGGTCGTCCATAACCATTGACCGGCGTCGCCTCGTATCTCTCTCTTGCCTGCCTTGACCACTGCCTCGTTGAGGGAGATCTGGTCAAAGTGAAACAGGGTCCCCCGATCCAGGTCTCGCAGTAGTTGGATGCACCCTGCAGCGGTCTCACGGTAAGTCTGCATTTTGAGCCGCACTCGAGGTTGGAGCGGTGCGCACTCGACAGCTGTCGCTTTGCCCTCCCCTATGTCGTCATAGGCGACGGTCGAGCCTCGATAGGTTTGGGTGAGCTCCTGCATCCTCTTGGGAAGCCAGGCGGTGCCTTGACGGTGCTCGACCACCTCGATGTAGGCGGCGCCTGCGCGGTCGCGCCAGGCTGCGACGATCGCCGCGGTCGAGCCGCCGGGCTTGATCGCGAGGCCGAAAGCCACCTTGACCGGCTTAGCCTTCTTCGTCTTCAGTGTTGCGTGGGTCCACTGCTCCGGCTTGACCGCGGTGATGCCAAACGTCTCCGGCCACATTGACAGGTATTCCCTCGCCCATTGCGGTTTCGACATGGAGCGATAGTTCTTGAGCATCTTGTCCATCGTGGTCAAAGTCCCAATACCAGGATGGACGGTCCGCAACAGCGCCATCGCCTCGGACTCTATCTCGATGATTTCCCAGGGTGTATCTTCGGGCGCTGCATAGTCGAGGATCCCGACGGTGGGATCCCCGTCCCGGCCCCGGGTGAGGTAGTCCCAGAATATGCCGGTCCGCATTTCGCCGGCGGTGCCTGAGAGGATGAGGGCCGCGCCCACCTTCGTGTCTTGCAGTGGAAGAATAGCTGCCAGTAGATCCTCACCATCGGCGGGAAGGATCTCCTGCGCTTCGTCTATCCATGACACGTCGGCTGCCTCACCTCGATAACTGGATGCCTCCGGTCTGAGCACTATGAAGCTGGAGCCGTTCGCCCACTCGATGCGCTGGTTAGCTGCACCGCGAAGGATGCGGAAACCTCGGTCAACGTTAGCGGTCGGATCGTCACCGAATAGCGCGAGGTGTCTGGAGATAGGTCTCGGCCGGTTGGTCGGATCGTCGAACATTGGAGGGTTGATCTGGTCGAGACGGTTCGCCCATTCCCGAAACCGGCGCGACGATGCGACGCCGCTTTGCGCGGAGAATGTGACCTGGTATCCAGGGCGCAGGTGACAGCGTCCGATAAGGGCGAGCAGGATCGATGTGGTCTTTGAGGCGCGGCGCGGGCTCTCAATAACGAAAGAGTCAAGATCGGTGTTCAGTAAATCTGCGGTGCGCAACTGCTGCGGTTTGAGAGTGTCCGGGTTATTAGCGAAGCCCATCAGGGCGGCTCCCCTGAGAAACTCCCTCCGCTTTTCTAATGATCCGCTTAGGTCCGTGCAGAATGCGGGGGAGATCCCCGAGTCTCTAACTTTTTTCCACCGGGTGAGAGAGAATTCCCTTCGGAAAGCTAGCGGAGGTACGGACGGTAAGTCAAAAATTGGCGTTTCGTCGAGCTTTTGGCTGGTGATCTTTACCATGGTCGGATGTTTTTAGAAAGCTTCGTGTTGTTGTTTCGGGCTCGGGCTCCGAGTTTGCCTCCGGCTCGAAGGTTGCACTTGACATGGGAAGGTCCGCAGTTCTCGACGGTAGTCTGTCCTCCCTGGGAGGCGGGGATGCGATGACCAACGTGCCACGCTTCTCCGGCTTGGACGGCGTTGCCGCAGTCGACACATGGGAGGGGTAGGCGTGAGGCTATGAGCTCTCGGACTTTGGGAGCTTTAGTCGAGTGTTTGACGCGCTGATGGTGGGTGGTCATTCTTTGCGTCTCTGGTAGCGCAGGATACCCCATAGTAATGCCCATAGAATGACAGCTAGGGTGACGAATAACCAGGGTGGGAGATCTCCGTCGAGTTGGTTACGGGTGAGACCTTCGGCTGCTACCGACATGATTCTCACTCTAAGGCCTCGGGGATTGGGGATAGGTGAAGGCGGGCGTGTTCAGCAGTGTGTCTCTCGTCTCTCTCGGTGAACATGATTCGATTAGCTTCGTCCATCACTTTTTTTATGCCGGAAACCAGAGCGTCCGGTTGTGCGCCTTTATGCTCGGCGCGATAGTTGGAGCAGATATGGGCAAGATTGAGGACCTCATCCTCGGTGAGCCTCATAGCTTCCATGAGTGCTTGGTTACGTCGGTCTACGTCTATTCGATCGTGTAAGCGCATTAGGGCTCTTTGAGCCTCAAGCATCGTCTCGGTGATAGTCGTCATTTTCTCGCTCCGATCTGTCTCATTATTTGGCGGTCTTTGATCTTCGATAGGCGTCTCTGGTGAGTCTTAGAGAGCGCCCAAAGGTGAGCGTCGACCTCGAAAGGTTCCAGGGTGCCCGCTTCTATATGGTCCATGAGGGAATGGCAGTAGGAGACATAACGGGTCTGATCGTCGAAGTCCGATAGATGTTCATGGCGAGCCAGATTTCTTGACTTTTTAAGTAAGTAGAGGGTGTAAGCCATGCGGTAGTGCTGCGCTGCGTTCATTGGTCGCACCAGAAACACTTGGACTGTCCCTCGCCGTAAAGGTGACCTTTTGCGTGAGTGCATCTCGTAGGGGGCGGCGCTAACGCCGCCCTAATAGAGTTAAGTGATTTTTCATGTCTGCCACCAATTAGGTTAAAGGACGGTTCGGGCGGCGTTAGCGCCACGGGGGGGGCGGCGTTAGCGCCGCCCGGTAGGGAGCTCACGACGCGGGGGAGGACCATCGGATAGTCTTGGTTCTCGGCCCACTCAATTTCAGCGATCTGGGAGCGTTTGGTTTTATGTTGGGAGGTTCGGTCGCAACTTTGCGGGCATTGGACAGCGACACGGTAGAGGTTAGGTCTGAACGCGGAATGTGTTAGATCGTTGCCGCCCTTTTGTCTGAGCACTTGGAGCTCACCTAGCTCTACCAGCTTTGTTAGGGCTCGCTGCGCGTTGCGCCGGTCAACGTTCGCGTATCTCATAAGCGTGGCCAGGGCTGGCCAGGCGCCGCCGTCGCCTTCATGATTAGCGACACCGATGAGGACGAGCTTTGCGGTCCCTCGCGCCTTACTGTGGTGCAGGACTAGGCTCATCGCCTCGATGCTCACTCAGCGTTCCAACAGGAGGTAGATAGCGGTCCCACTAAAGATAAGTGATATCGCGAATAAGACGAACGCTACTAGGATGAGCTTTAAAAGTTTCTGTTCTGACATTTTGCGGCCTCTCGTTGTCAGTAGTGCGGCCCACTATTGATATATGGAAAGATACCGTGAGTTGGAGGAGTATGCAAGTGACGCGCCTACCTACCATGAGACAGACTTAGGGTGGGTGTGGTCGCATCGGTGCGAACGTTTTGGGGGTTTTTACATGACGGAGGCCGGCGCTGTCCTTGGGGCGGCCGTGCATCTTACAAGGTGCGAGGGTTAGTCGGGGGAAACGTTTTTTAACGCTAAGGCGCCTCCGGTAACGGCGAGAATTGCTGCGGCGAGTTGGATGCCCAGTTGGGCAACACCCTCTGTTATCATCCCACCTGCGGCCAGGAGAGGGGCTGTAGCGACAACGATTGAGTATATATAGACGCGGGTGGAGCGTCTCAGGAAAGGCTGCGGTTCTTTGCTCATAGGGTGCTCCTTGATAAGGCAACCTGCACCATGGTGACCACAATAGCGGTCATCGCTGCGGTCAGAGTTGCGGTGAATATGTTATGGATCCACGAAGATTTGGCTTGTGCCTGCTCCAGGAGACGGATCCTGAGCGGGTGGTCCTTCGTGAGCTCTAAGGTTGTTTCCACTCGCGCTAACGACTCCTGGACGGCGCTGAGTGCTTTGGCAATGTCGCGATCATTTTGCTCCACTGTAAGCCCCAGCGTTGATTGCGTTCTGGAGGACAGTCATCGTAATACGTCCCCAGTCGCCGTCCGGCTCGACTCCCAGGGCCCGCTGCACACCCTTACGGGTGTTCTCGTCGAGGACGCCAGGCTTGAGGACCGGCTGGGGCACGTTGTAGACGTAGTCGGCGCGGAGGCTCGAGAGTGATTTTTGTATGCCGAGAATGCTTTTGGTACCAATGTCGCCATCGATTTTTCCGGAGTAAAAGCCGCGCTCGGTGAGGAATACTTGCCAGGCCTTCTTCGTCTGCTTGTCATACCGGCCCGTCACGCGGACCTTCTGCTTGCTTGTGGTGAGGTAGGGCATAGGGTCGACTCGCTTCCAGTTGAGGATAGTTTCGAAGTGTAGGTGGGGGCCGGTAGAGGCGCCGGTGGAGCCTACAGTTCCGACCTGCTGTAGTGCCATGACTCGGTTCCCGACCTCGAGCGGAGAGCTGTACGCCATATGCGCGTATAAGGTTTGGAGGCCGCCGCCATGGTCGAGGTAGATATAGTGCCCGTAGCCTTTAGTTTTGTGGCCCCAGAACCCGATTTTGCGGACCACACCGTTGTACGCTGCCAGAATAGGCCCGGTGTTAGCGAAATCGATCCCTTTGTGTAGCTGGTAACGTTTGCGGATTTTGTGCCACCTCATCCCGAAGGGGCTGCCGATGACGGGGGACTCCACCGGATAGTTGAGGTTTATCATTTTGAGAGTCCGAACGCAACCTGTACTTCTTCCACCGTCAAACCGAGTGCTTTAAGCTTCTCGATTGTGGAAAGTTTCGCATCAGTTTTCGCCTGTGCCTCTGCCGCTATCTCTGATTGCACGCCAGGCCAAGCCTTGGCGAGTGCCGCCTCAGTAGGTTTCGGACTGTCTGATAGCCAGACAAGTCCTGCGTATTCTTCACCGTTGAGAGTCCACTCGGAAAGCGCGTAACGTCTTGTGAGAATGAATGGAATATCCATTAGCCTGATACCTCCATCACCGTAATAGTTGAAGAAGAAGCCCATAGAGTGTCCGTCGCACGCCTGCCCACAAAACCCGTGTGACCTGCAACGGCCATCTGAAGTTTGTAGGTTGTCGCAGAAATCGAAGAAGGTGAATCCAAAAATGATGTATTAATTGGGGAAATTGCGCTTGGCGCAGACACGCCCTCATAGTGGATAACTGTCGCATTATTAGTAGCCCCAGTCCCCACACCAATCGCAGTAGACTCTCGCACAAGGTTGAACAAGTTTCCCGCCGTAGAGCTGTTGCTTGTAACAAAGTTAGCCATTACCAAAATTTTGTTAGACGCGGAAGCGGGCGTAATGGTCACAGTTAAGCCCGTAACGTCTACCATTGACGTACTCGTCGTGGTGAAAGCATTCGTCTTAGTTGTAGACACAACCTGCAACACGCCGCCCAGTGTCGAGATCGCGGTCGACACTGATCCCATGCCAAGGTTGAGCAGATCCGAAGCGAGCGCCTCGCTGTCATCCTCTCCGAATTGCCAGATACCGTTAGAGTCAAGTCCTCCTGGTCCAATGGGCATTATTAGGCCTCCAATGCTGTGACGCGGTTAGTTAGGTCGGTGATGATTGCTTCGAGCTCGTCAATGCCAAGGTTAGTTCTCGCTTGTGCCGCGGTGGTCGCGCCGGTGCCACCCTTGTTGACTGCTATTACAGGGAGGCGTGAGGTGGCGAATATGCCGGAGGTGATTTGCGCTGTGGATCGTGTGCCGGAGGTAATGTCTTCGGCGAGGAGGTCGCGCGACGTGTTGATTTCTGCGTAACCATTGCGAATCGGTGCGGTGCCGGCGACGACCGGGAAACCGATTGCGGCGGCTGCGTCCCCTGCGGTCATCGTGTGGCCCTCATTCTGTGTCCCCAAAAGTATCCCACGAAACGCTGGCGGGGATCTGATCCCACTCAATGCCGGTCGCTATTAGGTCGAGAGCTGCCGTGATCACAGCGACACTGTCGCCTGGTATCGCGGTCAAGTCTGCGACGGATCCTCCCCCGATTTCTGTGAGGTTCGCAACGGTGAAGTGTTCGAGTAATGGCGAAAGCCAGGTGGTGACCAGACTCGTGGTGATGTTGCGGGAAACGACAGACATTTGCGCGGCCGGGAGGGTCCACTCGACCGACACCAGAAACCCGTTTTGGTCGAAGCCGATCGGCGGGGTTATCGTTACGGGTTGGCCAGGGGTTGCCGTGTAGGCGGAAACGGCGTCGACGTCGATAACTCGGCCGCGGCCTGTCATCCGGTCCAGGATGCCCTGCGCTGCGCCTGGTCCAGGGAAGACGGTGTCATCGTGCCTTAGGACTGACACAGATCGGGGAATTGTGGCACCGGCAAAGTCGTAAGCGACCTCGGGGACGTTGAGGGCGTTCGTCCATCGGTACTCGACGACGACAGCATCGAAGAAGACGTCCGGGTTATACGCCATCGTGTCGGTGTGGGAGAGCATCGAATTAGTGGGGCTGATATTGAGGGCGCCGGTGCTCACGGTTTGTCGGGGGGTCAGATACCATCTTCGGTTCTCATCGGCCCACACTCTCAGCGACGCCGCCTCGAGAAAGTCATCCAAATAGTCCCATGCTCTGACGCCTGGATCCCACAGCGTCGCTGGTTGCTCCGCTACGGTCCCCGTGGAGCCTCCGGGCTCTAGGGTCGCTTCGTAACGATTGAGGACCGCCTGGACGATTGTGGGGATGCTTTGACTCCCTGGATCTAATGATGCGCCGGCTATAAGCGCGTCGTTGATCATGAGGGACTCATCAGAGCTCGCCCGTATGGTGAGTTTGCGGTCGTTAGTGTCCAAAACTCTCTCGGTAATGTAGAGGTTAAAGGTTCTCGCTTGAGAGGCTCGTGCCCTGGGGTTCCATGAGCTGAAAAGACGGTTCGTGATTGAGGACGGTGTTACACCTCCGAAGTCTGTAATGGTCGCAACTGAGCCTCCACCGACGGCCGACAGTGTTGCCAGACTCCATAAAACCCCAAAATCGCGGCGAATCTCCCCCGAAAGTCGTAAAGATTGCCCTGTAATGTCCAATAAGTCGATTTCTGATGCCGTCGGAAACTCTGCCGTGAGGCTCATCTCTGCGTAGGGCGCTCGTGCCTCGTCAAGGCTAAACGTCGCTTCGAGCACGTCGAGAGTAATCCCTAACGGTTCGACGGTCGCGGTGATGCTGTGCCGGTCGACTACGGTGGCCACTAGATTATTTCCCGATATTCCATGTCAACGATCCAGTGACGGCGGTCTTCGGTGAGCTCCAGGACCATCCGGCCGTCCCTCGCAAAGCGCATACCCACCTGGGGGATCTCAGTGTCTGCGAACTCGTAGGGGAGCCCCAGGGCGAGCGCTGCGAAAGCGTCCACAGCGTCACTCCTGGAGCTAAAAAATAGTTTCAGGGTGCCGTACCGTTTGCCGTCGACCTCGAGGCTGACGTCCTGCTCTGGCTTCCCGACAACATCATGGTAAACGTTTCTGGAGTCGCGGGCTGTACTGTAATCCATGACCAGGTCAGGCTGGATGGTGTCACCGGAGCCCGTAATCGTTGCGCTCATCGGACCACCCTCACGTTGATATCGATTGTCTTCCCTGTTAGGCCGTTGATAGCTCGCTGTGCTTCGCGTACCTGCCTTTTAGCCTCCTCCTCAATGTTGAGCTTCGGGGTGGCGTCCACACGACTTAGACGCCCGTACTCCTCGCCCGTAGCTTTGACGCCTTTGATCTCGTCACGGATCTGCCCGTTGATTTCCCTGCGCAGGTCGAACACGTCTAAGACAATATCGCGGGCGTCCTTCTGGACTCCGTCCTGCTCTCGTAGCAACTTAAGGGCGTCCTGCTGGTCCTTCAGCGTGAGGCCCGTTGTTTCCTTCATTTCGTAGACGCGCCCTGTTTGCTTGTTGAGGGACTCGAGGTGCTCGTCGTAAAGGCCGGCTATTTTACCCTCGACCAGCTCGCGGTTCTTACCCACGTCAAACATTCCCGCGGCGAACGTGACTAGGGGGATCCCAAGCTTGTCCGCAAACTCCTGCGCCTCTTTTCTTTTCTCCGGGTCGCCAAGGAGAGCCTCCACCATATTGAGTTTGTCCTGCTGGGTGACGAAAGTAGTGCCCGCCTCCAGCATCTGGGCCACCATCTCATCGGTTGCCGCTGCGAGGTTGTCCGCTTCTTCTTGTGCGTCCTGGAGGCTCTTGCTAATGAGGCCGATCCCCGCGGCGGCGGCGAGGCCGGCCACTGCGCCTGCCGGTCCAAACCCGCTGAACATGGAGGCAGTCGCTGCCTGGAAACCGTCAACGATGGACTCGGCGGATCCGTCAAAACTTGAGGCGAGCGCCTCCGCTTCTTGAGTGCCGGTCTCCTGCATTTTCTTTGTTGCTTCGCCGCCGTCCTGCTCCATCTTTTGGAAAGACTTGCCCACACCTTGTTGCATATCGCGGGCTTCTTTTTTTGTCTCTCGTGCCATGTCCGCAAAGCTGCGCTCTAGCTTGTCTGAGGCGTCGTCGCCGTCTTTTCCGACGTCGTCAAGCGCGTCGCTTACTTTGTCGAGGGCGTCCTCAATATCGCCCATCCCTCTTTTGACGTCGCTTGTGTCGGTGGTGAGGTCCAGGCGTGCGCCGGCTACCATTAGCGGCGTCCTTCCACTAGGTCAAAGAGAGTGCGGACCGAAGTCTGTACCCATAGGGAGAGGATACGGGGGACCGCTTTTCGTGCGGCGGGATAGAATAGATAGCCTTTTTTGCGGCGAAAGTCCAGCTGGGCAAAGACGTTTCTCACCTGGGTGTATTGCGTGCCGGCGCCGTTAGTGAAGCTGACGGTCGCCTTGTCTGCGGTGGCCCCAAACTCCAGTGCCTGCCAGTTAGTCTTCCCGGAAAGCCCGCCCGATAGAGGTTGCCCGGTGGTCGCTGCTGTCAGAGTCACTCCCTTATTGCCCACTGTGACCTTCGCTGTCTTTGCTATCAGTTTGATTCGTGCCTTCTGAGTTTTCCCTCCGGTAGCGTTGGAGGTCTCGAGTATCTGCTGTTTCCAGATTGTTGTGATGGTGTCCTTGCTTGCCTTGTTGATTGCTTTGCGGATTTCCGGCTCCGCCTCCCTCAAGGTGAGGACCAAAAGCTGGATCTCCCTTGAGGCGAGGGCGGACACGTGCAACACGTTACGCCTCGACTAGTGCCGGAATACCTTTAACAGGGAGGGTAACGGTGGTCGTCGCGTGTGATCTGGTGGTGCCACCGACAGAGCCGGGGACAATGTGCAAGTCCATCGTGAACGATGGTCCGCTGCCAGACTTAGGCTTAAGCGTTGTCGCTATCGTGGAGCCTTGGTTAGAGAATAGAAAGCGGGCGAGGGAGGCCGCAGAGTCCCAGTCCTGGACGAAAGCTACCGTGAGGGCCCAGTCGGTCGACGACGCCGGGAAGTTGTCGTCTGGCTTGAGACCGTGAAAGACGGTCGTGCTTGTGCTGGGTTCGAGTGTGGCCTGGGATGCGGCCGGCGCGTAATCGTCGCCGTCGATCGTGAGGATTACGTCGTCGAAATAGAGGGGGGTTGGGGTGATTATTGCCATGAGGGGGTTCTCCTGTTTTCTAGTCGAGTTGGATGGTTGCGAGGGTCGTGATTTCGTATCCCATATGACGCTCCTGGTGGACCACCTTGGTCGCCTTGGTCCAGGTGAGGCCGGCCAGGGTCCCGATTGCGTTTAGTGTCACCACTAGTAGGTCGTCGAGGGCGTTCTCCGCTGCCACAGGGTCTGTGTGCTCGGAGAGGACGATGACGGCGAACGACGCGGATATGTAGGACAACGGGGCGATGAGGGAGGGCTCCAGGTCGCGCTGTGACATGACGACCGTAGGGCGAGACAGCGCGTTGAGGGAGCGCTCGTCGTCGATGAAGGTCCACTTTGTCGGGAGTGCTGCACGGAGCTGCGCCGCCGCCTCTTTGCGGAATGAACTCATCCGACGACCGGCGTCCCACGGCGAGGCCGGAGCATCTGCTTTATCTGCCAGTCCAGCGGGAAAGGTCTGATCTGGAAGGTGTCGCTCCCAATGTCGCCGGAGCCAGAGTCGACGAGGGATCCGTTGTACACGTTCTTTGCCTGCGCAACCTGTGCGAGACGGTAAGGCAAAGGGACCGGCGCGTCGTCTGCCAATACCGGCGCGTACTCGATGACCTGGTCCTGGGCGAGCTGTAGGAGGTCGTGAAGGATGGGGTCGTCGATTGCGCGGGCGTCTACCCACTGGTTTCGAGCGAGTGCGAGAGTTGCCCATTCTGCACTCGGGTCGTCGACAACTAGGCGGATAGGGTCACCCTGCTGAATGCCTACGCCTCCTGCGTTCGGTGTGTGATCGATGACCACGGTGAGCGTGTAGATCCCTGCCTCCGTGAAGACGGAGGCGAGCGGGAAGGTGACCTCGATCTCTTGCTCGTCGACCGTGGCGGTGAGCGTGGTGATTTCGTCGCCGGAGGGGTCGGTCATGAGGACGACGACGTCGTCAAGAGGTTGGAGGGTGATGGGTTCGCCATTGAGGGAAGGGGAAACGATGAGCGCTGCCGCAGGGATATCTCCCATATAGAAGTACGTCATCGGATCCCCTTCTCTCGTGGTGCGTGGTTAGGATGCGTTGATGATGCGAGCGAGCCCGGAGGCGTCGTCGATCCTCGCTGCGCAGTAGCCGAAGACTGCCTCGTCCACTCCACCTTTGACGATGTCCAGAGCGTTGACACGGATGGGAGATCCGGCGAGCTCGTGAACTTTGATTGCGTCGCGGTTACCGACGAGGACGTCTCCGGCGTCGAGTGTGGCGCTGGGGATGATACGGAAACCGGCGAGATCTCCTTCTTCCAGTCCCAAGCTCATATTGAGAAACTCGAGCGCGTTATTCGTCTGGACGAGCGCGAGCTCACGGTAGACGTCGGAGGCGACAATGGCGAAGGTGGGGAGGGCGTCTGCGTTCTCAATGATAGCGAGGGCACCTTCCACCAGTTTCACCAGCGCGGGCGAGATACCTGCGGGGACGGTTCCTACTGCTGTCCCGTCCCCGGCCGCGGTAAGTGCGGCGTTGAGGACGTAAAGGTCGGACTGTCGCGCGTAGGAGTCGACAGCGTAGCCAAGCATGGAGGCGATAACGTCGACCTGTCCAAAGTCGACGAACTCGCGAGCGATGTCCCAGGCTCCGGCGAAACGCTGGAGAGGCACAGTGTAGGACTCGGCGACAGGTGCGTTGCTAGGGACGTCGGCCTTGTTGCCTGTCCAGGTTGCGACGACCGGCTTGGTAGTGAATCTCCATCCGATCACGTTGGTCGAGGTGAGCTCTGCCGAGGCGAGGTTCGGAATGATTTTGCGCTGGAAACGTCGACCGC